AGCGACACCTTCTATTACTCGATCCAGCATCAGACGCTGAACGAGTGGGAGGTGGGACTTGGAACCTACTCGTCTGCAAACACGTTCGCGCGGACAACTATTTATTCGTCATCCAACGCTGGTTCTACCGTCACATTCTCAGCGGGGACTAAAGACGTCTTCATCACGATGGCGGCGTCACGCACGCCTCAGTTAGATGCATCAGGGAATGCCACGGCTCTTGGCATTCCAGCTTCAGCAACTCTAACAAATGCCACAGGTCTTCCTTTGACAACAGGTGTCACAGGAGCTTTGCCCATTGCCAATGGTGGTACAAACCTTACATCTGTTGGGTCTGCTGGAAACGTCTTATTCACCGCTGACGGGTCTGTGTGGTCTTCTGCGCAGAAGATTGAGCGACCGACTGCTATTAATGCCGCCGGACAGGCAAGCGTATCTTGGACAGGTCTCCCGTCGTGGGTAAAAAGAATAACTGTGAACGTCAACAATCTGCGCTGCAACTCGACCACTTCTTCGCCAATTTACATTCAGTTGGGGACCGGCGGGACACCGACATATGTGACATCGGGCTACACGGGTGTCGCCACATCTGTCCTCAATCCGCCAGCACCAGTGACGTTTACGGGTGGGTTTGGCATCGCCAATAACCCGGCAACCACGGGCACCTTTAACGGCACCTACACCCTCACAAACATAACGGGCAACGGCTGGACTTTGGCTGGAAACACGGCTCGCGGCGACATAGCGGCTTGCTATTTGAGTGGGGGCTACGTTGATGCGGCGGCTGCACTCACCGCTGTCCGTTTGACCTTGAGCACCCCGACGCCGAGCCTTACGTTTACAAGCGGCTCCGTCAATCTCTTCTACGAATAAGGAGGCACACATGCAACGCACTGAGGTCAATGTCCAAACCGGCGAAGTCAAGATCATCCAGTTTACGCCGGAGGAAGAGGCGGCTGCGCTGGCCTATGCCGCCACCATTCAGGAGCCTGTGCCGGTGAAGCCGACGCTGGAGGAGCTTCAGGCGCAGCTTGCGGCTATCTCGGCGCAGATACAGGAACTGGCAAACGCCTAAACGAAAGACCCCGGCTTAACCAAATAAGCCGGGGTAAGTGTTTCGAACAAATCACTGAAGGGTCTGAGCCACAGGCGGCGACGCGTGACCTACGCCACATGTAAGCCAAGGACCATTCCTTGACGCTTCCAATGTGGCATGGTCTTCGATGGTGTCAATCTTTTTGACCGTGAAGCCCACACAATGTAGAATTTTGATGGTGCATCACGGGGCATAGAGATGGACACGCAGACGCTAATAAACTTTGCTCTTGGGTCATTGCTCGCCTCGGTTGGATGGTTGGCCAGGCAACTGTGGGAAGCGGTCGAGCGGCTTAAATCAGATATCCATCAGCTTGAGGTTGAACTACCAAGCCATTACGTTCGGCGCGAGGAGTTTTCCGAAGCATTGAAAGAAATCAAGGATTTATGCAGGCAGATATTTGATAAGGTTGACAGCCTCGAGAAGCGGAAGGCTGACAAGTGATTGATGCGGACACAATCACCAAGCCTGTCGCTGTTGTGACTGCGGTCATGGCAATGATTGGTGGTGGGTATTCGCTTTATGACAAAATCAAATTGCCACCGAAAGACATCCTTAAGTGGGATGCAGACCACTTCAACATCACCAGCGGACCAGCATCAGGCCAGTTCAAAGTGGTTGTAGCCCGCCAAAAGATCAGGGACGATTGCACGGTTGAGGATTTCAGCCTTGAGGTGCGCGATTCGGATTATATGGTCCACAAGGCAAACCCATCAGTAGCTAAATTCTCTGGACCGGCCAGCCCGACAGTGGACAAATTTGGCTACACGATGACCGTGGACAACCCAAGAGCAGTTGCGCCAGGAACGGCTAAGTTGATTGCTCGGATTATGTACAAATGCCCAGAAGGAAATGTTGTGATCGCATACCCAGATCACAAGAACCTGATGTTCACCATAGAGGGGGAATGAATGGACCCCCTCACCGTCCTTGCAGTCGCCAAGGGGAGCTATGAGGCCATCAAGGCCGGAATAGCTGTTGGCAAAGAATTGCAGGGAATGGCGAAGGATCTTGGGGCGTTGTTTGACAGCGTTGCCCATATCACGCGAATCGCCGCTGATCCCAAGGGGAGCTTTACGTCAGGTAAATCAGCCCAGCAGATCGCAATGGAAGCATATGCCGCAAAGGCTGAAGCCGATGCAATGATGGAAGAGATCAAAAATCACTTCATTGGCGAGTTTGGCATTGTTGCATGGGATCAGGTGCTTGCGGCGACAACCCAGATCAAGAAGGATCAGCGGGCGGCGGCATTGCAGGCCCAACGGGAACAAGAAGAAATGATGCAGGGCTTTGTGACGGCGATGATCTTCATTGTTGGCGCAGTGGCGTTCCTGATGATGTTCATCGCCATCCTCTATTTTATCTTTGGGAGGTAAACATGGATCTGCTAGAGAAGTTTGGGCCGCTGCTGGGCCAAGTTGCTCCTACCATCGCCACGGCCTTGGGAGGCCCGCTGGCAGGGGTTGCCGTGAAGACCCTATCTAGTGCGCTGTTTGGGCATGAAGACGCCTCAGAAGACCAAATTTCCGAGGCTATGGCGTCTGCAACGCCAGATCAGTTGGCGGCGATCAAGAAGATTGATGCTGACTTCAAGGTTCAGATGAAATCGCTCGACATTGATCTGGAGCGCATCGCGGCTGGAGATCGAGACAGCGCCAGGCAGATGCAGCGGGAGACCAAGGATTGGACGCCGAAGGCTTTGGCGTTCTTCATTACCTTTGGGTTCTTCGGGGCGCTGATCTGGATCATGGTCTTTGGCATCCCACAGACTGGAACCGAGGTTTTGCTGATGATGCTGGGATCGCTCAGCACCTCATGGACCGGGGTGATGCAATTCTATTTTGGGTCATCGGCTGGATCAAAAGCCAAGACTGACGCTCTGACAATGAAGGATAAGTGATGCGCGAGAACTGGGACAAATGCTTTGAGATGGTACTGGCCCATGAAGGTGGCTACGTCAACGATCCGCGTGACCCTGGAGGCCGCACAAACCTGGGCGTCACCCAGAGGGCTTGGGAAGCCTACTGGAACCGCAAATCCTCTGAAGAGGAAATGCGGAAACTGACGCCAAATATCGTGAAGCCATTCTACAAGGCGCAATACTGGGACAAAATCAGGGGCGATGATCTACCTTCTGGGGTGGATTATGCGGCCTTCGATCTGGCAGTGAACTCAGGTGTAGGGAGAGCGTCCAAATATCTCCAGCAAATTGCCGGGGTGACGGCTGATGGCGTGATCGGTCCAAAGTCGCTGGAAGCGATCAAGGCTTGCAATCCCAGAGAGACGGCGGATGCGCTCTGCAATATGCGCATGGACTTCCTGAAGCGTTTGCCAACATTTGAGACATTTGGCAAAGGCTGGAGCCGTAGGGTTGCGGAGGTTAGCGCCAAGTCAGCGGAAATGGTACAATCTGGCTGAACAGATCAGGTGATCTAAATGGCTGAATTCGGCATTGCAGCACAACCAATTGCCGCCTTTCCCATATCGGGATCGGCGCAGCAGGCGGCTGTTGAGGCGGTTGGAACGGCCACAGGAACATCGACTGCGGCAGCAATTGGCGAGGCCGTATTTGATGCGGTCGGGTCTGCTGTTGGAACATCGACGGTTTCTGGCGTCTCAGGCGGCGCGGCAGAAGCGGTTGGCACTGCGACAGGAACATCAACGGCGCAGGCGGCTGGAGCATCGACGGTTGCTGGCGTTGGGTCTGCGGCAGGAACTTCGACAGCACAGGCGGTTGCGGAGCCAATTGCTGCAGCGGTCGGTTCGGCGGTAGGAACATCGACGGTCCAGGCAATTGCTGCTCCGGTTGCTGCGGCAGTCGGGTCTGCGGCAGGTACATCAACTGCGGATGCCTATGCAACTTCTGTAGCATCCTCAGTTGGGTCTGCGGACGGAACATCAACAGCGGCTGCAATCAGCAACACGATTTCTGTGGGTGTTGGGTCTGCGGCTGGAACATCAACGGCGACGGCAGTTGGAGATGGGATCAATTTCCAATCAGGCGTTGGCTCTGCGGTTGGAACCAGCACAGCGTCCGGCGTTCTCAGCGCCACGGCAGTCATGGTTGCCACGGCGGAAGGATCCAGCACGGTTGACGGCGTTTTGCGGGCGACTGCGGCTGCGGCTGGATCAGCGGCAGGAACTTGTGTAGTATCTGCAGTTGGAAAAGACATTGGCTGGCATCCTCTGCCTGCGCCGGTTGACGAGTGGGATGATATAATTCCGCCAACAACCATCTGGGGATCTGTCACGCCGCCTGTCAGCAATTGGAACAACATTGAGCCGCCTGTTAATGCTTGGGACGATATACCGCCGCCAACAAACACATGGCAGAAGGCAGCGTAGGAGCTAACCGATGGCTGATTCATATACCGCCAATCTGAACATGACGAAGCCAGAGGTGGGCGCGTCTCGCGACACCTGGGGCACCAAACTCAACACGGATCTTGATACCTTGGATGCCTTGTTCAATGCGGCAGGCACCGGAACGTCCGTTGGCTTGAATGTTGGCACGGGGAAAACGCTGAGCGTTGGCGGCACGCAGAGTGTTAGCGGCACGTTGAATGTTAGCGGCACGTTGAATGTTAGCGGGACAATTTCTGGGTCTGCGTTTGCCAACTATGTGACGCTGACAGGGACGCAGACGCTTACCAATAAGACGCTGACAAGCCCGACAATCAATACAGCAACGCTTGCAAGCCCAACGATGACAACGCCTGCACTTGGGACGCCTGCATCTGGCGTGATGACCAATGTTACCGGGCTGCCTCTTACAACCGGCGTGACGGGGACGTTACCGGTTGCCAATGGTGGCACTGGCGCGGCAACGCTTACTGCAAACGCAGTTCTTATTGGCAATGGCACCAGCGCGGTTTCTGCCGTTGCTCCAGGCACCAATGGAAACGTCCTGACCAGCAATGGAACAACCTGGACAAGCGCAGCACCTACAGGGGGCCTCCCGACACCTTCAAACATTGGCGAGATTCCCTTCAGCACAAACGGTTCGACCTACGCAGCCACACAGAAGATCACGCAGGGCACGGCGGTCGCGTCCACCAGCGGCACAAGCATTGACTTCACCAGTATCCCGTCTTGGGTGAAGCGCATTACCATTATGCTTAATAATGTCAGCACCAACGGAACTTCCGCGCTTGTTTGTCAAATCGGGACATCCGGCGGCATTGCAAATACTGGGTATAATTCTGGCGCGTCAAATGTAGCATCTACTGTTGGGTCTACGGCTTACTCAAATGGGTTTGGCCTTAACAGCGGTTCTGTTTCAACAGAGTCTTTGTCTGGGGTCATCACGATTGAATACATGGGTTCAAACTTGTGGGCTTGTGGCTCATTTATTGGGTCATCGTTCCCCGGTACTCGTATCGGTGGTGGGTCGGTGACGCTTTCTGGAACTCTCGACCGTGTTCGCATAGCTACAAACAACGGCACCGATACTTTCGACGCTGGCTCCATCAACATCTTGTATGAATAAGGGAGCAATCCATTGCCACTTGCACCGATCACCATTCCTCCAGGTGTCGTAAAGACAGCCACGCCTTTACAGGTGAAAGGCCGCTATTGGGATGCCAATCTGGTGCGTTGGCGTTCTAACAAGCTGCTTCCTGTTGGTGGGTGGCAGCGCATCACGCAGACTGCTCTGGCAAGCACGCCTCGTGCGTTGTTCACATGGACAACCAATGCAGGAAATCATCTGACGATGGTTGGCTGTGGTGACACTCTCTATGCGTTGGATGGCGCAACTTACAGCGACATCACCCCAACAGGGTTTGTCGGGGAGGATGCTGGATCAGTCGGCGGCTATGGTGCGTGGAACTATGGGGCTCTGCTCTATGGTGACGACACTGATGCCACCTATCCAAGGCCGCAGTCTGCCTATTTCATACCGTCTTTCTCGTGGACCTTCGACAACTGGGGCGGCGATGTTCTGGCGGTTGCATCGAGCGATGGCCGGTTGTTGCATTTCGAAGAAGGCGAAGCCAAGGCTCACACAGTTGGTTACAGCGATATTTCGACTGCTGTCAGGGTTTCCAACGTCATCACGATCACGACTCTTAATCATCATGGGTTTACTGTTGGGCAGTCCGTTGTCATCAGCGGGACCAGCATCGGCTCAATGAATGGCACGTTCACGATTACAACAACTCCGACAGACAACACGTTTACCTATGCGAACTCCGGCACCAATGCTTCTGGCACTGGCGGGCTGGCGTCCAGCACTGTTGCTGATCTGCCTGCTCTCAATAATCGCGGTGTCATTGTAACAGCGGAACGCCATGCCGTTTTGATCGGGTATGGTGGCAACAATCGTCGGGTGGCGTGGTCTAATTCTGAGGATTATACAAACTGGAACTTCGCCAGCACGACGAACACGGCTGGCTATCTGGATCTTGATACCTCCAGCGGTATTATCATGTGTGCGGCTGTTCGCGAAGGCACCCTGATCTGGACCGAAGATGAAGCCTGGCTGATGCGCTACATCGGCCTT